TGCCTTGCGAATCACAGATAGGTTTTTTGTGTTGGCATGCCACAGGCTCCTGCACAGGTGCTGCGGGTGGTGCGGTGTAGAGGGGTAACGCTCGATGGTTTTCTGTAAAGTCTTTGGGGTTATCGGTCACGAATGCTGAACTGCCGTCCAACGTGTAGACCATCCACGCAACAGGTTCCTTATCTACCAGTCCTTTCCATTCACGTTTTGCAGCAACAATAAGAGTCGTTAGACGCTCAAGATTTGGAATTCTGCAAAGCATATATTCCGATCCGCCCGAAGAATAAAAAAATCCGGCTGCTCTTGCCATCTTCACAATTTCGTTTCGATCTATCTGTCTTTCTGTTACCCAATATGGTTTCGACTCCGGAAAGCTCGCCATGCTGTCGGCGTCTAATGCTTTGCGCAAAAAATCAATTGCCGCAGTGTGTTTCTTCCATGCTAGTTCTGCGTAATCGTCATCTACATCGCAAGGTCTAAAACAAGATTGTTCCAAAGCCTCCAGCGCCATCTCAGCGGCTTCGCGTAGTGTGGTCATGCTCGTACCTCGTAATCGTGAAACACAGCGCCCAGGCTGGCATCGCCAACCTTGCAAGCCTTGACCCAGACATTTTTTCCGCTGGCCAGCCTGCGAATGTGGCCGCGACGGTCATGCAGCCTTGGGGATGCGTGCGTGCCGCCTTTCGATTCGCCTTTGGCGGTCTTTGGGCCGATCTTGACGGTGCGCCAGTCGTAAGTCGGTGTTTTGCCTGCAGCGATTTTGCGCCTATTCGTGAAGGTGTTGGTTATCACGGGCTGATAACACTCGCAGCCGGTGTCCATGCTTTCCAGCCACTTGGACATGGTGGCAAGCATGATTTCGGCCACATCTCTTGGCAGGTCTTGGCCTTCATCTACCGGGCCGTACTTGATCTGGCCATCCACAATAACGTAAACCATCGGCGGGAATGTGGTGTATTTGCCAGGCTGTCCTTTGCTCAAGTCCAGCACAATGCCTTCCTCTGGATCGTCTCCAGAAACCAGCATCATCATCTCGTAACGCTCATGGCTTGAGGTTTGGCCAGCCCAGAGCACCAAGCTTTTCTCAAACGGTGGTCGGTGGGTGGTCAGGTTGTCGATTTTGATGCCTGTGGACATGTCAGCGCCTGAAATGTCAAACCACTGCATTTCAGTCGGGTCAAAGCCGGATGCAATAACCGACTTCATGATGCAGCGAACGTGGGCAGTTGTCATGATGCGTACCCATCCGAAATAACTTTGGCCTTCGCCTCTTCCAGCATCCCAATCAGCGCAAGCCGGTCCGGTGTTGAGGATGTCTTGATCTTGAACTGGCCTTTGTCGTACCAGAATAACAGCACGATCGTAGTATCCGGCTCCTCGTCGATGGCCTCGTTCAGCACAGCCTTGGCGTTGACTTTGTTGTGGTTTGGAATTGTCAGGGTTTTGAGTTTGCTCATGTGTTCCCCCTTTCTCGGATGGCTTCTTCTATGCTGCGACACTTATACCAATCTTGGTCTCCGTCGTAGCAATCGTCTTTATGCTCGTTTGCTATTGCTGCGCACGCCTCGCGCTCTGCTTCCGCCCCCCGCGCCTCGGCTCGCTTGATGATGTGACGCGACTGGTTTGAAATACGCTCTGCCTCGGCTGCTGCAACAAGATCGGCGAAACGTTCAAGTTCCACCTGCGTAATAGTCCAAAATTCGTTATGCCACGCGGGTTTCTTGTCGGGGTCGCATGCTTGCTGCATTAACTTGATGATGTCGTCTCGTTTCATTCCTCACCCCCTATTCCTGATTGCTCTTGCGATTCGTTCGGCTTCGTAATAGTCAGCTTCGCCGAAAAAACAATCATCCTTATGGTCTTCTGCAACCTTTGCACACGCCTCACGTTCAACAGCAGCGACTAAGGCGGCGAAGCGTTCAAGGTACCCAACATCAATTAGCGAAAGCCCCGTCATACCAACATCTTCCGCCATACGGATAATGTCGTCTCTGTTCATTTTTCACTCACTTCTTTGTTGGCAAGTTCACATATCTTTTCAGCAAGCCGGTCAGTAGATTGTTCACTTCCCTGCCACGTCACGATGCAGATTTCTCCGCCATCGTCAACTATTCGCACATGCATAAAACTCGCAATGTTTGATTTGTTAGCCGGTGCCCATTTACTCATTTTTTGCCCCTTATAAATACCAAGTTTGCAGCAGCTTCTACGATTGCTCTCCTAGTAGCCTGATATGCATCGTCAGCCGTTGCCCCCGTCAAGTCCCCGAACCTTACATAAACTTTGCTTTCTTCATTTAGCGGCTCAGAGTTCCATACAATTACAAGCTGCTCGCAAGGAATTATTTCAATAAGAAACCCCAATTGAACCGCAGTTCGCAAAGCGTCGCCGTCGTCTTGAAGGGGGTCAAATAATCCTCCGTACTTGTCTAACAACACCCCGCCCAAATCTAAATTCGGTTTGATACCAATAGCTTGAGCTGCGAGAACCGTCAGTTCTCTATCTGTCATTTTGTCTACGCTATTCATTCCTTCTCCCCTATCCCGTGTGCTCGCTCCAGGTACCGAGCAAACAGCACGGGGTTTATTCCGATCTTTCCGTACACTTCAATCGTGTGCGAATCCCACAGCTTGCGTATCTCGTCGTCCGTCAGCGGCTTTCGCTGGGGTGGGTGCGTGTAAAGTAGCGTATGTGGAGGACGCCAGCCCTCTGTTTCTGGCATTGGATAAATATCACCATCCCGATCCATCCACGCCACCGGCTCCTGTTCAGGCTGCGCTAGTGCTTCACGTAATTTTGATGAAGATTTTGATCTTCCCAGAGCATCTCGAAGAATGGTTTCAGCCTCCTCCGCTCCTTGGAAATTAGGATGTGATAACGCGGCTAATGCAATCTCCGCTGCCTCTCGTAGTGTTGTCATACCACCCCCTTTATTAGTTGCTCACTGCTCACAGCTTCACCCCCAGGCTCACCATTCACCACTTCGCGCCCATCAACAAGATAAACCGCTCTCCACCCGTTCTCATCACTGCCCTTCATCTTCCACGGCACCATATCAGGGTGCAGGACGTGAGACGAACAACCTTGATGCTGCCAGTCCTCGGGGATGTCATTGCCCCATTTCGCACACTCCCAATTGCCTGCCGCGGTTGCTGTTGAATGCGCGCATGTCCGACAATTCACCTGCTCTGTAAGCTTTGTCTGATGGCAAAACTTGCGAGCTGGACAAAACTTGCATTCGTACCAAGTTGGGTCACTGCTCAAAGGCTCTGGCATCCTGTCTGCTAATGCAATTCGTCTGCCTCGATCAACCAGCTTTTCGGCTGCGTTGTGATCGTAGTGTAGCCGCTCTGTGTAAATTCTGTCATCATTTTTGCAGATGGCTACATACAAAGCTCGGTGTATCCCTAGGCCATGCATGTAGACCTGCATTTGCGCCCAATGCATCGGCTTAGACTTCTGAACACCCTGCGACAAAAAATCCTCAAAACTCTTCAGTGCATGGGTCTTGAACTCCGCAACATGTCGAGCTTTCGGAGCATCTGGAACACCAGATTCAATGATCCCGTCTACCGATCCAGACACATGCGAGCCAAAATCCACCCTGGCTTGCCCGTCTGTCTTTTTGAATACGATCCCGATAGCCTCTAGATCGCTGATGATCGTTGCCTCCTCCATCTGGCCACGTCGGAACAGCCTCAAGATCCGACCATCAAACTTTTCAATCACCGCCCACCTGAATGACAACCACAGCCACCGATCACACGGGTGACCCAGCATCGAGGCCCCCATGTGTGGCCTGGGTCGTTCTTGCGCAGCCTCGTGCGCAGCGTCTATTGCTTCAACGATTTTGTCTTTGACTATAATTTGAGCCATAATTAACCGTCTCCTCTCCTTTTGAGTTGCTAAGCCCCCATTTGCAGGGGGCTTTTTTTTGCTTACTTCTTAGCCCACGGAGGAGCGGCCTTTGCAGCGGGAGCCTCCGGCGCTGCGGTAGGCATAGAGGGAATTGAGCCGCCTTGGATGGCCTTGAAGCCTTTCACCTCGTTGCGTTCACCGTAACGGTCGTCCTCTTTGACATTCAGCTTGATGACCAAATCTTTGCCAATCAGCTGATCGGTGTCGGACAAGTGAGCCACTCCGGTTGCACGAATGAGTTCTCCGAGCTGCTGCATCCCGATTTTTTCGGTTTCCGGGTTGGCATTCTTGATGTTGATCATCCCCCAGACTGCTCGGCCTTGGTGGGTCGGGCCTGTGACTGTGTACATGAGATTAATGTATTCGCCGGTGCCTGACTTTGTTGGCTTGACCTCGGCGCGGCTAATCGTTGCCGAGTACCATCCGGCAGGAAGAACGCCGTAATTGTTCGTAGGTTGTGGAAGTGATTCAACAGAAAAAGATTGTGATAAGCGAGCCATGATTAGTCCTTTCTGGTTATGGCGTATGACGGCCTTCCGGCCGTTGTGGTAATGGCGTCCAGCAAGGGAGCAGTGATTGACTCATGAGCAGCCTTCCAGGCTGTCATGTTAATCTCAGGCTTCCATCTGAACAGACTGCCCAAGTGCTCGGTCAAACCGGATTCCTGGGCAAGTTCTTGCAGTTTATCAGCATTGATCTTTCGATCAAGCCTCCCAACTATCTTTATTTTGTACTGTCCTGCATCTTCGTTTTTAGTGCCTTCAAGGTCCTTCGGGATCGCCAGAGACTGGGTGAGTTGATCTTCTATCTCTCGGCGTCTTGCTATTGCCTGAGCTTCGAAAGCTTTCGCCTCCTCCCAGTCGCTCGCCAGTTTTTCTAAGTTTGTCATAGATACCTTCCTATCGTTGCGGCCGCATTTACGATCGCGGTGCGTGTAGCGGTGTACGGATCTTGGCCGCTCTCCGGCCCGTAAAACTCCGCCATCCTTTCATCTCGGTCGGGCTGGTGATAGATGTTTCCAGACACATCCACCGCGTTCAGGTTCCAGTGATGCCTGACACTGAATTTCAGTGCGACCATGAGCCTGAATGCATCCCTATCGTCACGTAGCGGATCCCATTTCGTGAAAGATGTCGGGGCACCGTATCCGTATGAGCCCACCTCATGGTTGAACCAGACATCCAAGCCAACAGCACGACCAGCGAGTTTTAGCGTTTCTTCAGTCATTGCAATCCCCAAGGTCTTCCCTGGCACGTATCTTCTCTGCAAGATCTTGGGCAGCAAACGCCTTGCCACCCGTAAAGTTGTCCCTCGGAAACTCCGTAGGGTCTTCTTGCATTGCATAGTCGTCGCACATCCTAGCTATCTGTTCACGCTCAATGCGGGCTATTGCTTGAGCGAATTTAATAGCGATCAGACCCCAATCCTGGTCTTGATTTTGGAGCTGGGTGTACTGCCAGATCTCGAAGATGTCGTGCCGGTTCATGATTGTTTTTAGGTCTCAATTTTTTTAATAATCGCCCCAAGATCAGGGCCTTCCCACATCTCTAACTTCCCACTTCTATCTTTGGCGAGCCAAAGCCCGTCAGAGTCGCACATTAGAGCCCGTTGTGTGTTTCCTTCGGCGTCGCGTTCCACCCGAAGCGCTAGCACTTCGTCAAAAAAGTAGGGTAACTGTTGGCCAGTTTTGTTGCCGGGCATACTTGGCGAATAGAGAACCCTACCCATTTCGTCTTGGGTCTTCTCAAGCTTCGCACTCATGTAAACGTGACGGCCTGGAAGGTCGCGGAACGCTCTTATGATGTCCGCCATCTGTTCCTGCATTGCGCCATAAGCCTGCCGTGGGTCTTTTGTTGCCTTTTTCTCTGCGTTCAGTACGACCTCTGCTATTTCGCTGATTGAATCCAAGGCCACGGATTGAAACTCTTTGGCCTCCGCAGATTCTGTTATCCACTGCCAAGCCTCCCGCAGGCTGGCCATATCCGATATTTCTATGTAGGGCACATCCGCCCCTGCAATCGAGAGCAAGCCGCCCTCGGCACTTAGGACTATAGGGGCGGGCAGGGTCGGTATGAGCGAAGTCTTACCCGCTCCGGCCTGACCGTAGACCAGAAGCTTGACGCCGGATGCTGCAAGTGACTTGGTGGTTTTAAGGTTTATTGCCATTTTCATATCTCCTAGAAAGGCGCTGGTGGCGCGGGTGGTAAAGGTTCCTCACGGAACGGGGTTGGTTTTGGTTTCGGGAGCGGGTTCCCTTTGTACGTCGGGAAGGGCCAATTGGGAGGTGGTTTATCCATGTGATAGGGGCTTAGAGCCCCCCTCCTTTATTTTGATGTCGTCTTTACCGAGTAGACCGCTGTGGTCTTGGTGTGGGCGGCTACCACATCGGACCCGATGCCTTGGGCGGCACACAAAGCCTTCCAGTCGGTTGTGGCCCGGTTAGACTCAATCACGGTAGAGCGGAACAACACGCCCTCGTGCACTCCGCCAACCTCTTTCATGGCGGCCTTGATGGTCTCGGCCTTTTTTGTCAGAACGTCAATCTCAGCCAGCAAAGCACCGAGTTGATCGGCTTGCGTCAGTTGCAAATCGTTGTTCTTCATAGTGTTTCCTTTTGTTTGTCGCACCGTCAGGGAATCTGTTCGTGCGATGTGTGTATTTTGGGGCTTGACTGTGAGCCTGTCAACACCCCAGAGTTAAATTATTTAAAAAGGTACATCCTCAATTTTGCACTGAACCCAATCCTTAGCCCACTCTAATGCGTCCTCCATTGAATCGCATGTGCCGATCAAGGTAGAGCGAGTCGGATAGTCGCTGGACCAGATAAGAACGTAGTCGCCCACCGTCGAGGCGTAGACTTTGTAGAAATCCTGGCTGTAGATCAATTCCATTTCGTTCTCCTTTTTTACCTGCACCGTCGGCGATTCCGTTCGTGCAGTGTTGACAATGTAAAGGATTGCACGCCACAATGTCAACACCCAAACAAAAGGAGAGATAAAAATGTTGTTGAGCCTAGAACAGATCAAAGTGGCCCTTGCTGATCGGCGCATCAGTGCAGTAGCAGCTGCCACCGGCCTGCACGCAAACACGCTGCACCAGATCAAAAAGGGTCGGCAGACCAACCCCTCATTGCGCACGCTCACGATTCTGAGCGATTATCTGATCCGTCAAACACAACCCATAACACTCTGACCAAATGGCTGATCTAACGCACATTCTTGGAGGCCCTTGGTCTCCCCCCCAGGAAGTCGCCCCGCTCCCGATCGAAGTGCAGTTCAGTAGAGCTATTGAAGAGGCCGGCCTTGATGCTCCCGAGCAGTTCATTCTTGACGGTCGCATCCACCGTTTCCGCTCCGGTAGCAGCAGGAAAACTCTAGACCGTTCGGGCTGGTATGTCGGTCACTTGGACGGCATACCCTGCCTGACTTTCGGGTGTTGGAGAGCCAATCTGACTCAGACAGTCAAAGCGGACATCGGTAAAAAGAGGTGGACCCCAGCTGAGGAAATGGCCCACATCGCTCGGATCAACGCGGCAAAGCGCCTCCGGGACGAAGAAATAGAGCGGGATCGTTCTGTAGCCGCGTCAACCGTCGAGACAATCTGGCGAGACGGCGCCCAGGCAAGCCCAGATCATCCATACCTCAAGCGCAAGGGTGTCCAACCTCACGGCGCCAGAGTGACAGGTGACGGCAGGCTGATGGTCCCTCTATTCTCAGAAGATGGCGAGCTTTCAAGCTTGCAGTACATCAGCGAAGACGGCGGGAAGTTGTACCACACAGGCGGACAGACAGGAGGGCGCTTCTGGATCATCGGCACCCTTGATCACCCGGGAGTGCTTTACGTAGCAGAAGGATTCGCCACAGCAGCCACAATTCACGAAGTCACCGGCCGCCCATGCGTCGTTGCGTACAGCGCAAGCAATTTGATCCCGGTCACCGGCTCACTAGTAGAGATGCACCCAGGCCAGAAAATAGTGATAGTGGCTGACAACGATAAATCAGGGGTCGGGCAGCGTCACGCGGAACAAGCCTGTGCTAAGTACGGGGTGACATACATCATGCCCCCAATCGAGGGCGACGCAAACGACTACGCACAGGCGGGGCACAATTTGAGCCTGTTGCTCAACCCCCCCCAAGAGTCTTGGCTCATCCCCGCCGATGACTATTGCCAAAAGCCTGCCCCAATCAGGTGGCTGATAAAAGGGTGGCTACAGTCTGATGCTCTTATCATGATCCACGGTCCCAGCGGTGGCGGGAAAACTTTCGTAGTCCTAGACTGGTGCCTACGCCTAGCCAGCGGAATGCAAGAGTGGGCAGGCCATCGAGTCAAGCCAGCCAAAGTAGTCTACTTGGCCGGAGAGGGCCACCACGGTCTACGTGCCCGAATAGCAGCATGGAAGCAGCATCACGAAGCCGGCAGTCTAAGCATGTGGCTCAGCCGCTCCGGGTGCGACCTGAATACGCCAGAAGGCTATCTGTCCACCTCCACCCACCTAAAACAACTCTCCGAACCCCCCGATCTCATCGTCATTGACACTCTTCACCGTTTTCTATCCGGCGACGAAAACAGCGCCCAGGACGCTAAAACAATGCTTGATGCATGTGCGCAACTCATGCGTGAGTTCAACTGCTCCGTCTTGCTAGTCCATCACACGGGAGTCAGCGAAGAAGCTCAGCACCGAGCCCGAGGATCAAGCGCGTGGCGCGGAGCACTTGACATTGAGGTGAGCATCATTCCAGCAAAAGATGACGCACCCATGCAAATCGTCCAGCGCAAAGCCAAGGACAGCGAATTCGCTCCCGAGGTCTTCGCACGCATTCAATCCGTCCCAATTAATGGGTGGATCGACGAAGACGGCGAACAGGTATCTAGCGCTGTGATTCAAATAGTAGATAAACCAATATCTGATAAGGGGGATAATAAGTTAACTAAACACAGAAAGTTATTTCAGAATGCCTGGGAAGCAGCAGGTAAGGAAACCAGAGCCGGGCAACCGTACTTGAGCCGGTCCGGGTTTATCCAATATCTGATTGAAACCCTTGAATTGACCGAAGCATCGGCTCAGATGTACGCCAGACCCGCAGCCAAAGGCAAGCCAATCGGGGAGCTACTGACCGGGCAGATCATCGGGCACTATGAGCATGGGTGGATCGTTTTGGACACCGTGCAAGCTTCGGCTATGTTGTTAAGAGCATAGTAACTCTCAGCGTAACAGCGTAACTTTTGCGTAACTGTTACGCAGTTACGATATGTGACAGGGATGACATTTTTGCGTAACGTAACGTAACTCCCCCCTTTAGGGGAGTTACGCTGTTACGCTAAATTCAGTGGGCCAATTACGGTACGGTAAATTTTTAAGTTAGGAGGCACTAACATGTCGTTTGAAAAACGAAAACAAGAAATTTCTGGGTGGGGTGGGGCTAGGCCTGGGGCGGGTCGAAAGCCGTTCGTTCCGACCGAGGAGGATCGTGAGCTCGTTGAGAAATACGCAGGCCTTGGATTGTCGCAGGATCAAATCAGCGCGTTGATTCAGGATGGGATTGCGAAGAATGTATTACTAGAAAATTTCCCGAGAGAATTGGAATTAGGAAAAGCAAAAGCACATGCGAAGATCGGCGGGAAGCTTTTTCAGAAAGCGATGGACGGCGACACGGCTAGCCTCATCTGGTGGACCAAAACGCAAATGCGTTGGGCAGAAACTCAGAAGCACGAAATAGTACAAACTACTATTAGTATCAATGGCGCATTAGAATCTGCTAAAAATAGGGTATTAAGTGCAGATATTACGGATGTGGTGGCCAGGGAGTTGGAAGCGCCAAGCATCGAGGGGGTGCCCCTGGAAGCGCCTAGGGAGCTCATAGACGCAAAAAAGCCCTCGGGTGAGGGCTTGGGCGGGGAAGGGGAGGTTAAGGGCTCTGACGGGCCTTAAATCGATCCAAGAGGCGCCACGCTTTGACTACGGCAACTTGGTCAATGGTGGCGCACCCCCCCGCTGATCGGACCAGTGCCTCAAGGACCTGGATGGCCTGGGTGTAGGTGGGCATCCCGTCTGCATCGAGGCGCTGATCTACTTCTGGGACGATGTATGCCGCGTCGCCCCAGGTGCTGAACCTGAGGCCGCAGGATGTGCAGGCTAGTCGGCGACGTGTGGTGCCCTTACTGGGGCTCTGGCGCGTTTCCAGCACTTTGGAGGGGCTGGCGCATTGTGGGCAGGGGGTCATCTGTAAAACTCCCTCTCGATCACGTGGACCGGGACGTTGAATGCATGTGATGTAAGGATCACGGCTATGCGGAAGGGGTGGCCATCCCGAAGGAGGGCCAGGAGGTGGGCAGTGCGGGTTTGGCTCATAAGTAGGCAAGAAGGAGTGCTGCGCCAATGAGGCCCAGGATGGCTGCAAAGGCTAGGTCGGCCAGGATTTGAAGGAGTGGGCGTTTCATGGGGTGCTTTCGTTGGAGAGGCCGAAGCCCCTGGGTGTTAGGCGGCAATCAGGTTTGTAAACAAGCCACGGCCGTGGTTCCTGCCATTGCACTTGCATTCACACTTTCCGTTATGTGATCCATTCAGGCACTTCGCGTTGCACTCGTGCATTGACGGATTAGCTTTTCTCTCGATTTGACGTGTGACAGGCAACCAATCGCCACCTTCAACAGGTCTACCGACACGCATTGAAAAACCATCGTCCTTCAATCCCTTGACTGAGGGCCAACGTTTTTTAAATTCCTGATTTGGCATGGTCGAAACCACACCAAGTTGCACTGTTATGTTGTCAACATCAGAAAAATATGCGAATCGCGCCATGTCTCTATCTCCTTGGTTGAAGGGGCCGAAGCCCCTGGGTGGTTAGGCTGATCGCGCGCCCCACAGTTTTGTGAGGTGGAAGTTGGCGCGGTAGTACGGGAGGTCGTTCACGCTAACGATTGAGACCGAAAATGAAAAGTCTCTCCAAGGCGCGTCGTACACGTAAAGGGTGTCGCCTACCACTTCGTACCAGCGTTCGGGTTTTGCTTTGCTCATGGTCGTTTCCTTGGTTAGTTGCTGCGCTGTCTGTCAGTCATGTCGCGCAGTGATTGAACTATAGCGTAGGTCTAGCGTCCGTGTCAACACATTTTGCACTAGGGAAAACACTAGGATGTTGACCTGTTGACATCCAATGGGTTGCCCACCCCTTTGCCCACCCCCCCACCTGCCTATGCTGCGTCGCTCTGCGACGCGGGCAGAACCAGCCCTGCTCGCAAAATCGAGGGGGGG